CAAACATCCCCGAAGGGCTTATGCTTGTAAGTCGCATTACGACAAACTACGCGACACTCAAGACAATTTACAAGCAGCGTAAGTATCACAAAAATCCAGAATGGCGTGCGTTTTGCCGGTGGATTGAAACGCTGCCGAGGGCAAGGCAGTTCGGTGTATGCGGAAAGGAGAGCGAGTAATGCTGACATTAGGTAGTTTATTCGACGGTATCGGCGGATGGTTACTTGCTGCACAACACGCAGGAATTAAACCGCTATGGAGATGTGAGATTGACGAATATCCTAGAACGGTAAGTGAATATCATTTCCCTGACGTTGATAGCTACGGTGATATTCGTAAAGTTCATGGAAATGAAATTGCACCAGTCGATATTATCTGCGCAGGTTCTCCCTGTCAAAACCTGTCCGTAGCAGGTAATAGAAAAGGACTGCAAGGGAACGAATCCTCGTTATTTTATGAATCGATTCGCATTTTAAAAGAAATGAGGAATGTAACAAATGGTAAATATCCAAGGTTCTTTGTTTGGGAAAACGTTACTGGAGCATTTAGCAGCAATCACGGAAACGACTTTCGAGCAGTGCTCGAGGAAATCGGACAGACCAAAATTTCAATGCCTGAATCTGGAAGATGGGCAACCTGCGGATTGGTCAGAGTTTCGCTCTGTGACATCGCATGGCGCGTGCTTGACGCTCAGTATTGGGGAGTTCCCCAGCGCCGCCGTAGAATCTTCCTTGTCGCAGATTTTGCAGAATCCAACAGATGTGCCGCAGAAATACTATTTGTCGAGCAAAGCATGTCAGGGGATTCTCAGAAGAGCCAAAGAGAGGGGCAAGAAACTGCCGAAAATGCTGGAACAGGCACTAAAAGAGCAAGCCGAGTAATCCCAACTTTATTGTCCAGGGATTATAAAGGGATTGCAAACCATGATTTCCCACTATGCGAGAAACTGGTCATCCCAGAGGTGGACTATGAGAAAGACATATGATGTGCGATTATCTTACCTGAACACCAACAATGCATCTGCACGATACACCGTGTACGAAACAGACAAGAGTAGGACGCTCGGTACGCAAGCTAGTGATCCTAGTAGTCAACAGGGAGGGGTGGCAATAGTGGAGGAAAATATTATGGATAGCGAAAGCGGAACTTTAACACCATGGGATGTCCAGTCAAACAGAATACAGTCTGTGAATGGTACGGCTGCAACATTGTATGGCGGAGCAGGACAGGGAACCCATAACGGGGCTGTGTTCATCCCAAATAAGGCAAGCTGTTTGACATCAAGAATGGACGGCTCCCCATGTGTTGATAGAGGCCCGCAGATAGTAGCCATTTATGACATGACACATGCTAACGAGGTGATGCGTCCTATGCACGGTGATAAAGTCAATACCCTTAATAGCCGCATGGGAACGGGAGGGAATCAAGTGCCGGTATTGCAGGACAAGGAAATCCGTAGGGTTCGCAGGCTCACGCCGACGGAGTGCGAACGCTTGCAAGGACTTCCCGATGGATATACAGATATCGAGTTCAAGGGAAAGCCTGCAAGCGACGCACGCCGCTATAAAGCTATCGGCAACGGCATGGCTCAACCGTGTGCTGATTTCGTGTTAAAACAGATTGTCAAATTTCAGAGCGTCCGCTAAAAAGGAGGATTTTCGGTGAAAGAGTCTTACATGGATTTTCTGAAATCAAAGATGGTTATTGCGCCGAAAAGCGGCATTCCCATCAATCGCGAAGAAATCAGCGATGTTCTGAAACCACACCAGAGAGACGCGGTATACTGGGCGGTGGTCGGCGGTAGGCGTGCGCTTTTTGAAGCGTTCGGGCTTGGCAAGACAATCCAGCAGCTTGAATGGTGCAGGCTGATTCACAAACACAAGGGCGGGAAAATGTTGATTGTTTGCCCGCTTGGCGTCAAGCAGGAGTTTATGCATGACGCACGGGAGCTGCTTAAAATGCAGGAACCTGTCTACGTGCGGAACATGGAAGAGGTCGAAGCTACGGAAAGTTGGCTTGTTATCACGAATTACGAACGCGTTCGCGATGGCGATATTGACCCTCACTATTTTTCCGGGACATCGCTTGATGAAGCCTCCGTTTTGCGTTCGTTCGGTAGCAAGACCTATCAGACGTTTCTCGCAAAGTTCCAGGGCGTGCCGTTCAAACTCGTTTCGACAGCAACGCCATCGCCGAACAAATACAAAGAGCTTATCCACTACGCAGGTTATCTTGAGGTCATGGACACGGGACAGGCATTGACGCGCTTTTTCAAGCGTGATAGCACGAAAGCGAACAACCTGACGCTTTACCCGCACAAAGAAAAAGAGTTTTGGCTTTGGCTTTCTACGTGGTCGCTCTTTATTCAGAAGCCGTCAGACCTGGGATATAATGACGCAGGCTATGCGCTGCCGCCGATGGAAATCCGTTACCACAAGCTCAACAAGCGAACCGAAATCACGGCTGAAAAGGATGGACAGCTTAAGATGTTTCAGGATGCCGCCGAAGGTCTGAAACAAGCTGCAGCAGAAAAGCGCGAGAGTATCGAGGAACGCGTCTATGAAGCTAAACGCATTATCGACGCTGCGCCGGGCGAGCATTTCATCCTGTGGCATGACCTCGAGGCTGAGCGTCATGCGATCAAGAAAATCATTCCACAAGCGGTAGAAATCTACGGCTCGCAGGATATGGACAAGCGCGAGAAAAACACGATTGACTTTTCCGAAGGTCGCGTGCCGATTCTCGCAACTAAAAAAGAATTGTCCGGCAGCGGTTGTAACTTCCAGAAACATTGTCATCGCGCCATCTTCGTAGGCATTGACTACGAGTTTAATGATTTCATTCAAGCGATTCACAGGATTTATCGCTTTTTGCAGACGGATAAGGTCATCATTGACATTATCTACATGGACACGGAACAGGCGATTCTCAAGGCGTTACAGGCAAAGTGGACGCAATACAACCACCTGACGGAGCAGATGGAAAATATCATCAAGAAATACGGTCTTAGCGGCGCGAACGCCGCAAGCGAAATGAAACGGTCGATAGGAGTGAAGAGAGTGGAAGTCAAGGGCGAAGGATGGACGGCAATCAACAATGACTGTATCGAAGAGTGTAAGAACATGCCGGATAACTCTATTGATGAGATTGTAACGTCAATTCCGTTTTCGAACCACTACGAGTACACGGCAAGTTACAACGATTTCGGTCACAACGAAAATACGGAACGCTTTTTCGAACAGATGGATTATTTGTCCCCCAATCTGCTGCGTATCTTGAAGCCGGGGCGCGTGTTTGCTTGCCACACGAAAGACCGCGTGCTTTTCGGTAATGCGACAGGGACGGGGATGCCGACGATTGAACCATTCCACGCTCAATGTATCCGGCACTATATGAAGCATGGTTTTCAGTATTTCGGTATGATTACGGTCGTTACGGACGTCGTGCGTGAAAACAATCAGACCTACCGTCTCGGATGGTCGGAACAATGCAAGGACGGCTCAAAAATGGGCGTAGGTTGCCCGGAATATATCCTGCTTTTCCGCAAACTGCCGTCTGATACGTCTAAGGCTTATGCAGATGTACCCGTCAAAAAGACAAAGCAGGAATACACGCGGGCGCGTTGGCAGATTGACGCTCACGGATTTTGGCGGACAAGCGGCAACCGTCTGCTTACAAAAGAAGAGGTTATGAAATTCCCCGTCAGCGACCTGCAGCGCGTTTACCGTGAGTATTCGCGGAATAGCGTATACAACTATGATGAGCATGTAGCGATGGCGGAAAAGCTCGATAAAGACGGCAAGCTCCCCGCGTCGTTTATGGTAGTCGCTCCCGGCTCATGGTGTGATGAAGTATGGGATGATATTAACAGGATGCGGACGATGAACACGCTGCAGGTACAGCGCGGCAAGCAGATGCACGTCTGCCCGCTTCAGTTCGATATTGTTGACCGCCTGATTAATCGGTATAGCAACCCGGGAGACTTGGTTTTCGACCCGTTCGGAGGTCTTATGACGGTTCCCGTGCGTGCGCTTCATCTTGGGCGGCGCGGGATTGCGACGGAACTCAACAATGGCTATTTCCGCGACGGCGTAGGCTATCTCAAAGAGGAAGAAATGAAGCATAGCGAACCGTCATTGTTCGATTTTATCAATGAGAATGCAGAATGAGAGGTGTAAAAAAAATGGGGCAGAAATGGTATATCGACAAAATCAAAGCAGCCGCGCCGGAATTGCTAGACGGCAACACAGCGGACATCATGGACTGGATTGACAATGCGTTTGCGATGTACGCAGAAGATGCGGATATTGTGATGCAGATGGATGATGTCATCGATGAGCAGGAAGATTATTACGGTGTAGAGCTTGACTACATGAGCCGCAATCAGCTGCTGACGGTCGCGGCAAAGCTGATTGGCGTGACGGAGGGTGAATAATGGAAACTTGCGATAGAAACGGCAACTGCATCAATGACGCTCCGACATACGCGCAGGAGCAGCTTGCGGATATTGAACGACGTGAAGCCGTTGACCACCCGGACTATTACAAACGCGGCGGCATCGAGGTTATCGACGCCATTGAAGCGTGGGAACTCGGATTCAATCTTGGGAACGTAGTCAAATACATCGCCCGCGCCGGGCGCAAGACAAAAGACGGCTTGCAAGACCTCCGAAAAGCCGCATGGTATCTTGACCGGGAAATCAAGAGGAGGGAGCACCAATGACGTTAGAACCTGACAAGGTTTATAAAGTGACGAAAGGAAATACAGATAGGAGTATTCTGACCGGGGATTTGATTTTTATCGACGGTAAAAGCGGCGCGCTCGTGGTGCCTGCGGGGAAAGGTTGGCTTGAGAAAGACGAACAGACACAATCCGTCATGGATTTTGAGTGTATTCGTATCTGAGAGGAGGTCATTTGATGGACAATATGATAGACGCGCTCAAGTATATCGACCCGGCAGGGTGTAGCTATCAAGAGTGGGCACAGGTCGGCATGGCGCTCAAGCATGAGGGATTTCCTGTTTCGGTGTGGGATAACTGGAGCGCACAGGATTCGCGGCGGTATCATGCGGGCGAATGCGTCAAGAAATGGGAATCGTTCCGCGAGGAAGCTATGTCAACTGTGACAGGCGGCACGGTATACTTTATGGCAAAGGCGCGCGGTTGGCAGCCGCCGCGTCCTGCTGACGGTGATGAGCCGCTTTCGTGGGATGCAACGCTCACAGTCGGCAAGTCGAAAGACGAAGAAGTTATCATTGATAAAAGGTGGCTAGAAGGTCGCGAACTCAATGAACCGGAAAAATGGCATCCGTCTAAAGACTTAATCACTTATCTTGAGACGCTTTTTCAGCCCGAAGAGTATGTCGGCTATTGCGTGCAAAGTTGGCAGCGCGATGAGGGGAGTCGTTTTGTCCCCGCCGGGAAGGGGATTTATAGCCGCACGGCGGGTGAACTCATTGAACAGCTCAAGAGGTACGGCGATGATATCGGCGCTACGATGGGCGATTATAACCAGTCTTGCGGCGGTTGGATTCGCTTCAATCCGCTTGACGGCAACGGTGTCAAAAATGCGAACGTGACAGATTTCAGATATGCGTTAATTGAATCGGATTCGATTTCATGTGAGGTTCAGAATGAGATTCTTCGCAAGCTGGAGCTGCCAATTGCGTGTCTCGTTCATAGCGGCAAAAAGTCGCTTCATGCTATCGTTCACATTGATGCAAACGGCTACGATGAGTATCGAAAGCGTGTAGATTACTTGTATCGCGTGTGTGAAAAGAACGGTCTGCAGCTTGACAAGCAGAATCGCAATCCGTCCCGCTTGTCGCGTATGCCCGGACTTATGCGGGCAGGAAAAAAGCAATGGCTGATTGCGGTAAATATCGGCAAGCAGGATTTTCCATCATGGAAAGAGTGGTTTGAGGAGCAGAACGACGATTTACCGGACTTTGAAAATCTTGATGAACTGGACTGGAACGACCTGCCGCCGCTCGCTGATCCGCTTATTGACGGCATCCTCCGCAAAGGTCACAAGATGTTACTGTCAGGCCCTTCTAAGGCGGGCAAGTCTTTCTTGCAAATCGAACTTGCGATTGCTATCGGTTGCGGCGGTGACTGGATGGGGTGGAAATGTCAGCAGGGGCGCGTCATTTACGTTAACTTTGAGTTAGACCGCCCGTCCTGCCTGCACCGCTTCGCCGATGTCTATGATAGGCTCAAGATTCCGGCCGACATGCGGCGGAACGTAGAAGTATGGAACTTGCGCGGTAAGTCGCTCGCACTCGACAAACTCGCACCGAAGCTGATACGGCGCGCAAAGAAAATCAATCCGGTTGCCGTCATCCTCGACCCAATCTACAAAGTCATTACGGGCGATGAGAACAGCGCGGAGCAAATGGCGCTCTTCTGCAACCAGTTCGACAAAATCGCAAGCGAAGTCGGATGCGCGGCGATTTACTGCCATCACCACAGCAAAGGAGCACAGGGCGGTAAGAAGGCGATGGACAGGGCAAGCGGTTCCGGTGTGTTCGCTCGTGACCCTGACGCGCTGCTAGACTTAATCGAACTTCCACTCAAGCCTGATACTATCAACTATCTCAAAAATAAATATGCTTGCGCGGCTATTGCGGACTATCTTGATAGTCACAAGGTAGGATGGCGTAGCGACGTAGGCCCGGATGATTTACTCTCGGAGTATCAGATGATGGAATACGCACGCGCGAACCTTGACGCGGCGCAGATGGAAGAGGTCGGACATCTCACGGCGCAGACAGATTCTGCCGCAAAGCATACGACTGCTTGGCGCGTATCGTGTACCTTGAGAGAGTTTGAAAAGCCGGACGATAAAGACATCTATTTCAGATGGCCGATTCACACGCTCGACCGCGAAGGCGTTTTGAAAGACATTCGCCCAGACGTTGAAATCAACGGCAAGACCTTCCACCAGAGAGACAAGAGCGATGGCAGCGCGAAAAAGGAAAAAGCCGAGCGCGAGCGTCAGGAAATCATTGACGCCTACGAAGTTTTACAGGCCGAGAAAGATGAGCCTGTAACGTTGGCCGACTTTGTAGAGCGTTCAGAAGAGTTTTTCGGAAAGAAGCTCAAGCGGTTCGGTATTAGAAAAAGGATTCTCAAGACTGGAGAATTTGAGATTGATAAAGGCGAGATATGGCCGATGGAAAATAACGATGATAATGATGATAAAGATTAAAAAATGACGCTGATTTTTAATGTTGTGTCTGTGCCAATTTTGTCTATATATACATAAAAGACACAGAAAAAAGGCACAGGTTTGAAATGGGTGTACGTGACTTTTTACACCTAGGGGAGGGGGCTTGACTGCCCCTCCCCTTGACGGTGAAAAAGTAACTACCCATTTCAACCAAAAACCGACAAAAAATTTAGCAACAAAAAAAGAGAAAGGAGAACCATTCTCAATTAGTGAAAAAGTAATGTTTGTGGGGCTTGAAGAAGAAACGAACACGGCAGGGAG